GAATTGTTTCTACCCAAGTATGATCACCTGTTCCCTTCATTACTGTTACTGCGCCTTTTTTCTGTACTGTTGAACATGCTACACAACGAGTTGTTGTAGGCATAATTTCTAAACGTTTGGGGTGAATTTGCTCTCCACACCCTGTACAATGTCTTATAACCATATTTTATTTTTTTAATTTATCAATTCGTTTTAAAAAATTCCAAAGTTGCTCTGGGGTTTCTACTAGTACCTCTTCTTGGGTATTTGTATCGTGGTCGTTAAAGTCAATAGGAGATATATTACCTTCCTCATCAAATCTATCATAAATCCACCATAATATAATATCTGTTTTCCATTCACCATAATGTAATAAAAATAAATTTTCTATCATTATATAAAATGGCTCATCATAAGATGAAATATTAAACATGAAATTACCCTCTAATTCCTCGGTACGATTATTACAATTATCAAAAATATCGATAAGGTCAATAAACGTATCTTTTTCATTCAGCTCTCGTTTTTTGGGTTGAACTTTTAGATTTTTACCAAAATTTTTCATAAGATAGTTGTTACACCAAATATTTTTAAGAATTCTTTTAAGGGAAGTTGCTTACGCTCGGCAAACAATTTAGCTGCTTGTAACCTTGAGGTTGTAACTACACGACCAATTGTTTCTTGGTTCTTATCGTTTCTATTGTAAAACTTGAATATCATAAAATAAATTTTAAATTAGTTTCTGGATGAGAATAAATATGGCTGTTCCATTTATACTGTGCGTATTCGTGTCCTTTTTGATCAGCCTGTTGTCTTTTTTCTCCATTAAATGAAATAGAAGCAAAATGATAAAAGTGACAAGTATATGTTCTAATCATTTTCATTCCTGTTAATGTACATTTAAGAAAGAAATCCCAATCTGATACCATTATCATATCATAATTTTCATCCCATCCTCCTACTTTTAAATAATCATACTTATTCATAAAGAAGGGCAAGGTGGATCCTGTTTCTTCTACCATGTCTTTAAAAACTTCCGCTTCATACTTCCAAAACGCTTCTAAATCAAATGTATTTGGATCTTTACCTAAATCTTTTATGTTAAATTGTTTAAATATAGAAGGATAAGGTTCAATTTGGTTTGGAGAAATGACTGTATTAGGTTGGTATATTTTTTCTAATTGTACATCCCAATTAAGAGGAAAAACATTATCATCATTTACAACTAATATTTTATCATGTTGGGCATTGTAAACACCTAAATTAGTACCTCTACATAAACCAGCATTTTGTTCTAAATTTAAAATGTCAATATGTTTAGACCATTTTTCTAAAACATCTTTATTTATATCATAAAAACCATCTACAACAACTATAATTTGATTTTTATTTTGTTGTCCTTCAATACAAGATCTTAAACATAAATCAAGTACTTCTGGAGATTTATAAGTAGGAATTATTACTGAGATCATATTTGGCTCCAATCTGTTATAGGTGATAACATGTTTTCTTCAATGTGGGATGAGTATCCAGGAACACAAGATATTAAATTAGACCCAATGTTCCATAAGTGTGTAAATTTATCATGATCTTTTACCCACTTTGCTTCTAAATCACAATGTTGAATATGAATATTAAAATGTTTTTTTAATGTTTTAAATTCACAAGCATATGTGTTTGTAGTTGACATTGTTGTTCTCCAATGAGCAGTAGGGGTAACAAATAAACTTGTAGAGAACTTATCTATTAATTCCGGATAGTATTTATTAGGATGGTCATATAGAGTATAATAATCGGCGTTAATGTATTTAAAACCGTCTAATAATACATTGATCCATCCTGGTTTATGGAGATAATCATCCTCTAAAAAGTAAATAATATCATTATCATTATAATCTTGTTTTATAACATGATTAAGTAGATTTACAAACGTTTGAGCCCCACTACCTCCTTTTTCTGAGATTTTATTTACATTTTTATTTTGTAAAAAATGGTCTTTAATTTCTCCATTTCCCGAATCATGAAATGCTGTATATTCTACTCTTTCATCTAATGTTAACATGAGTGAATCAAATATTTTTTCTCTATTAAACCACTCAGGCCTCAATTTATTCTGAGAGAGCTCGGAAAAATTACAATGAAGTTGGAATAAACGTATCATGTTATTTTATCGTTTAAAACCGTAGAAGAAAAGATCACAGTGGTTTGTTTCTACTTCAAATTCATACTCACTGAATGAAGCATCAATATCAATACATTCTCTAATATCCTCTTCTGTTAAGTTTTTATAATAATCGTTGTCCCAATTTTCACGAGTTACATTAGGCATTGTTTTCCAGTTTTCCCATTTCTTTTTACTTTCTTCTTCTAAAGAAATAGTTCCATGAACCGGTCTACCTGTTGTAGCACAAGTGAATAAAAACATACCTCCTGGTTTTAGTATTCTATAAGCGTTTTGAATTGTTTCTTTATAGAATGGATTATGTTCAAAACACTCACATGAAACAATAACGTCATATGAATTATCAGGTGCATCATAATCTTGAGCAGGGCATACAATGTCTACTCCTGGTCCTGGTCCTAAATCTAATCCTTGGTAATCACAATTATTAAAAAATTCATCTTCAGTACCACAAACATTGAAGGTACCTATACCTAAAACTTTTTGGTTTTGGAAAAATGTAGGGAATTTATCTTTAACCCTATTTACGTAATCTACTTGTTCTTTATGTGCCATAGTTTATTTTATTATTTTTTAATTTTAACGTATTTGTACCAAATTCTTTCGTGAAGAAAATACAAAGTCATTTTAGTTAAAATTTCTAATGCTCCAATCTTTAAACCTGTTAAAGGGCTTCCAGTAATAATCCAACCCAAAATCATAGTATCAATAGTACCAATTGCTCTCCATGAAATTGCTTTTAGGATATGTCTTTTTAATACTGATTTTTCTTTAACTGTTTTAATGTAAGCAATATTGTTTTTTACTTCACAATGACCCTCACAAGTAACATGCCACTTATAATCCTGAATTTCTTCCATCCAGTCTTTAGTTGTGTAAGTAGAACCATCAATAATAATGTTTGCCACTAGTATTTCACTACCGTTTTCAATTAGTCTCCACCTTTCAGTATCATCTTTAGATACTGTATTATATCTTATTTGATATACTTTTGAAGTGCTCATAACTTACCTTCTGCTTTCATTTGTTCCCTAATCTTGGTAGCTGAAATTTCTCCAATGGCTGTAGGTGGAACATGTTCAATAATATCATAACCAACACCACGTCCAAATTCAATTGAACAAATATCAGGAATAATCATTACTGTAACTCGAGGTTCATTTTGATAAAACTCAGTAATGTTTTCTAATACTTGTTGAGCTGTAAATGGATTTTTTTCATCTGGTTGAATGTCTCTAATACAAATTAAAACATTCTTACTTTCATCCATTGCTCGTTTAAATAATTCTTGGTGTCCTGTGTGTAGTGGTTGCCACCTACCTACAAACATTGCGTGTTGACCTGGTTTAGCAGGTAATGATGATTCTACGTGTAATTTTTTACTCCAGTTTTCCATATTAGTTAAATCCTTGATCTCTTATTAAATTTACTGCTATTGCTCTTTTTTCTTCTTTTCCAGGGTCCATATCGTTTATTAGATATCTAGGTCCTCTTTCAATCCCCATCACTAATTTATGATAAGGTACGAAATGTTTTCCTAATTCCCAAACTGTATGTTCAAAAAGTGTATCAGGCCTTGCTGTTGTTAAAATAACCATATGCCCTTTTTCTGTTTGTTCTTTTAAATATTCTATGGTTGATTGAATAGGTTCTGCCTCTGTTGTTTTGTAAGTTTCAAACTTACGATACTTAAAGATAGTACCATCAATATCACAAAATATAGTATTCTTTTTATCCTTGTCTTTCGGCATAACTGATGATTTGCTTTAGACTATCTAAAGGAGCAATATTTGTTGTATCTATATTACCAAAATCTTCAGTGGGTGCTTCATATCCATCAACATGATAATTTTCTCTACCTCTAATATCTGTTGTGTGAATATAATATTCTAAAATGCCTTTTCCTAGTTTACCTTTAAAAGCATCTCTCTGGTCTTTATAAGGTGATACTAAAGATACAACAACGTTTTGTCCTTTTTTGTGTAAAAAGTGAGACAAATGCTGAGCCAGTTCAATATTTTTTCTACGACCAGCCTCCGAATAATCTTTATTATCAAAAATTTCTCGAATATCATCTCCATCAATATGGAAACAATCATTATTTAAATACTCTTTAAAAGCAGTCGCTAAAACTGTTTTGCCGTGTCCGGGTTGTCCTGTAAACCAATATATCATAACGTGTTGTAAAAATTATTTTGTTTTTCTTGTCTATCGATTGTTTTTGGATGAATTAAACAAAATTCATCTTGTGGGGGTAATGTACTATAAATTTTGAACCCATCCAAGCGTTCGTGTACTTTATTTATCCATTTAATTGTAGGGGTGTTTTTGTAAATTCTCCATTGATAATCAGGAAAATTTATTCTATCACCTTCTACTCTCCATTTCCATTTCTGAATGTGTTCCTCAGTGAGACCACTTACGGTATTAATCCGAGGAACTAAGTATACATCCACATCAGGGTTAGCTTCTAAAATATCAGGTAACATAGTAAGTAACTCAGTATTTGGTATTTCATCAGCATCGATTTGAAAGATATATTTTCCAGAACAATGTTTAATTAGTTCATTTTTGTAAGCAGCAAAATCTTTATTTAATGGGAAAAAATGATGTTTAATACCTTTATTTATAACAGTATGAAGTATCTCAGGGGTATGATTGTCTTTATCAATCTGAATAATGATTTCATACTCGGGAGATAGAGCTCGTTCGGATAAATAATCAAGTAAAGTCTCTAATTCCTTATGTTCATTACAAACAGTAATAGCTAAACTAATCATATTGTCTCCCATTCTTTTATTTTAGAATCAATCATATCCATCATAATTTGAGGTTTTTCATGTCCTATAAAATGAATCACTTTAGATTTAAGTAAATAATCTAAATCAACCCAATAAGGGAAAACATAATAATTTTGAGGATCTAATAATTCATAATTAGGACTTAAAGCATTCATTAATGAATGGAATGATTGTTCTTGAGTATCAATAGTAGTTCTAACCCAACCTGTTTTTTCACTTCCATCTTCATTATATATTCCTGAGAAGTTAAATAAGTTTAATAGCATATTAAAAGCAGATGGATTTAGGAATTCATCAAATATTTTTAAATTTAACCCCTTAAATCCAGCATTTATACCCACATTAGGTAATTGAACTATATTCTGTTCAAATAACTCTGATAGTTGTTTAGCTAAAGCTTTATCACAACCTTGGTTAGCAGGTTCTATAATACCAAAAGGTATTTGATTCTTAAGGTATTCTTTTAGCTGGTCTAGATCATTATTATTAAAAATAACATCATATTCAATAGTTAAAACATAATCAAATCTATGTACCCTTCTTAAATAATGATTAATCAAGATATGATAGAAGTGAATAAATTTAGGTATTTTTAAAATTAATTCATCTGTACCGTACCCACTATCTTTTAGGTAATCATGCATGTCTTCTTTAGAGTACCATTTACATGTAACCGGTAATTGATCTATCTTTTCAGACCACTCATCATGATAATCAGGTTGATCTAAAATAACATGATATTCAAATTCTATTTCAGGCATATATTTTTGTAATTGAAGCATTGTAAAATACTCCATTTTACCTTTTTTATGCCAAAGTCTCGCTACTGGTATTTTTTTCATTTGTAGAATTCATTTAAATATTCATGGAGGCATACTTTCCAATTCCTCATATAGTTTCTTTCTAAATCACTTAAATTTTTATTTATAAGTTTTTCTGAGTAGGGGCGAGGAGCAAAGTATTCTTCTTTATAAAAATCACTATCTACTTTATTAACTGTTAATCCTAAATTTAGATGATTATTAATTTCAACTGCTGTCTCATATCTACTAGCTTCACCTTGGCTTACCATATTATATAATCCATAAGGTAAATCTTCTTCTATATGTCTCAAAATTGAACTAGCAAAATCTTTTGTATAAGTAGGTACACCTAATTTATCATCTACAACAAACAATTCTTTAACTCCTGAATTAATTTGTTTTATAATTTTATTAACAAATTTTTTATCTTTATTTGGACCTCCACCCATCATCCATCCTGCTCTGAATATCCAGTATTTAGGATAATTTTGGTTTAATAAAAGTTGTTCTGTGTAGTATTTGCTTTTTCCATATGCGCTTAAAGGATATGGTTGATCTTCTTCTGTATAAAATTCCTTATCATTTCCGAATATTCCCGCTGTACTAATAAAAACATAAGGTATATTTAAATCTTTAGCTAGATTAAATAAATGAATAGCAGCAATAGTATTTGTTGAATAGCAATCATCTTTTTCTTTTTCACAATATTCTAAGTCTACTAAAGCAGCAAAATTTAAAATAATATCAGGTTGGTATTCATTAATTATTTGGGCGGTGTGCTTTAAGTCTCTTATATCACAAAATTCAATTCCCTCTGATAATTCTTTATCTGTTAGAACCATTTCAGAGGTATCAGTAATACTTTTTAAAGTAGTACCTAACATTCCATTAGCGCCAGCAATAAATATTTTTTTATAATTCCCCATAAGTTTTTATTATTCAGGTAATACTCCAATATATGAAAGAGCTTCCATATATTCATGTTCTGGGAACTCTTGTAGTGTAGACATATCCATTCTCCATTCATAGAATTGTCCTTTTTTACCGGGTATTGGATATTTAGATTTTTCTTTTTCGTTTACTTTTACAGCTTTTACAGCTGCCCATTTCCAACTAAAAGCACTAGCTCCATTAGCAAATATCATTCCTTGAGTAGGAATATTTACTGTTGAAGGCATCCAAAATTTATTATCCTTATCTTTGTAAAATAAATCTTTATAAAGTTCTGGAAGTATAGATGTTTGTTGCTCATAAAATTCTTCACCTTCCTTCATTAATGAATTGGTTTGAAAACCACATCCATAACAAAAATAGGTTAAAATATTTGGGGTTGTTTCATCAACATAGCAGGCATCCGACCCACATCTGTCACAAATAATTAGATTATCCATTATAGTTTTTTTAATTTAGGTAATTCGATTTTCTTTAATGTAGGCAATTGTAATTTAACTTCTTTAGGAAATTCAGGAACATATTTATTTAATAATTCATTAACTTGTTCAAACATCTTTCCCCAACTAAATTCATTTTTAGATTTAAAGGCTTGTCGTTTAGCTTTTTCAGTATAGTTTTTATAGTTTTCAAATACATCTTTTAAATAAAAACCTACTTGACCATGATCTGGTGAGAACCATTTTGAATCAGATAATAAAAATTGGTTTTTAGTACTTGGATGTACTGGAGTTAATGTTCCACCTACTAAATTAGTAAACTCAGGATTTAAGAAATCCATTTGTCCTGACCATCCTGTAGTAATTAATGGTTTTTTAGTTAAAGTAAATTCAAGTAATGGACGACCAAAACCTTCACCCTTAGTTAAACTAATCATTGCTTTTACTTTAGAATGATTATAAATTTCATTCATTTCCTCATCAGTAAAATCACCATGAAGTAAATAAATACTAGGTAAATTTTTAGAATTAACTGTTTTTTTAATTTTATTAATTTTCTTTAAAATTTCTTCCCTATCATAATAAGATGAACCTACTTGAGAAGTTTTTAGAATTAATGCTGGTTGTTTAGATTTGTTTTTAAATGTTTCATAAAATGCTTTAACTAACAATCCTACATTTTTTCTATCTTCACCTAAATCACCTTCCATCCAATGTCCTACAAACAAATAAGCAAAATCTTCTTTAATACTAATATCAAGAGAACAAGGTGTATTAAGTACCTTATAAATGTCTGTATCAGCACCTTCAAATAATACTTCTACTGGTTTTTCTAGGCTTATTTGACTTTCTAAAGCATTAGTTTGTGAATTTCTTTTTTCAAATTTAGATTCTTCAAATACCTTTTTAGTATGATTTGATGATACTAAAGTTAAATCCATTCTATTAATACCTTCAATCCAATCACCTGGACAAATATTACTTTCAATACCTGCTGTACAACCAATATTAAATTTTCCAATTGGTTGAAATTCATTTGGTACAGTAATCTGCATCCAAATTTCTGGTTGTGTAGGATGTTGAGGGGTAGCTAATGCATAATCCTTTAAAAATGACCATTCAGGATTATTAGTACAAAAACCAAATGGTGTATTACCCCAACGTTGGGATAATAACTTAACTTCATATTTATCTGTTTCAATAATGGCTTTAACTAAATCTCTTGAACGAGCACCATAGCCACTGTAGGTGTCAAAAGGGCAACTTATAATAAATAACGGTTTCATTAATATAACAATTTATGGGGTATAACTCTATCTTTTACTTCATTAACATTAACTAATTCATATTTTTCTCTTGGTTTCCAAGTAGAAAATAATTCATCAAACGCTTCAATGACACGTTTTGCTTGGTGTTCGCTTGTAAATCCTGCTTCATCGTTTGTAGCCCATTCTCTACCTTTTAATCCTTTAGCTTTACGTTCTTCAGGAGTTAAAGTATAAACAGCCATAATTTGTTTAGCAGCATCTTCTGGACTACAGGCATCATCCCAAATATAAGGGGTTGGAGGCGAACCTACAATTGAGCGTGAGGTTGGATATACTGGGAAAGCCCATTCACCATGTTTTTTAATTGTACCTCTATGGTTTGAAGGGAAATCAGCATCAAAATCAATCCAAGTACCATCTTCAAATTCAAAACGCATTTGATCTTGCATACCACCTGTTACGTTAGCAATAATAGGATTACCTGAAAGTAATGATTCTGTTAAACTTAATCCCCATCCTTCATTTGATGTTAATAATATTTGAGAATCTGTACTGTTGTATAATAAATTCATTTGCTCGTGATTAAATATAGTATCAGTAAATACAATATTATACTGTTCACCATTAGCTAATAATTCAATAACAGCATCTAAATCCGTGCCATGGTCACTTACTCTTTCAGTATGTAATACTAAGCAACATTTTTTAGCTTTTTCAATAGGTAAAGTATCAATAAAATGTCTATAAGCTAAAATGGTATCAGGAATCTGTTTACGTCTAATGTTTCTAGAATTAAATAATAAAGCAAAATCATATTCTTTACCCTTAAATAATTGTTTTTTAAATTCTTCTAATTTAGAATCATTTTTATCTACAGGTTTAAAAATATCACTATTCAAACCGTGAGGTACATAACGAATAACTTTATTTTTAGCTTTATCACCTAAAACTAATTTATTAATATTTACTGTTTGTTTAGAAATCCCCATCAACAAATCACAGGCCTCATAATAAGGTAAATTATACATTGGAGCAGGATAATCATCCCAAATATTCAAATATGTAATTGGAATATGTTTACGGATTTCGTTTTCCATTGTAAATAACCAAACAAAGTAACGTGGATCAGTAATCAACATAATAGCATCCGGTTTTTCAAGATTAATTAATTGTCTTAAAATGTCAGGATTACCATATTCATTAACAGGATACATTAAAACTGAAGAATCGGTTAATCCAGTTGTATCGTTTGTTGATTGAGATAAATCTAAACGTTTTCCATGTTCTGGGTGTTTAATAGCTCCACCAATGTTTACCCAATTAAAATGTTGAGCGGTGTGGATTACAATTTCTTTGGCTACTGTTGCTACACCAGAGTGAACTCGGATGTCATCACAAATAAGCATAATTTTCTTCCTCTTATCAGGAGGTAAGTAAGCAAAACTTGAATTCATGTGTTTTTTAGTTTTTTATTTCTAGGTTGTTGTGTGAGTGAACTTTTTTACGAAAATCATCATCTGTAAGATACAAATGAATAGTGCGGTCGGCAAGTTTTTGTAAAGAAAATTTGTACTTAACACAGGCAATCTTGAAATCATCGAATAACTCGCTCTGTACTTTCACAGAGGTTAATGTCATATCCTTTTTATTTGTCATAGCTTTTATTTTTATTGTCGTATATAAATATATGTGGATTCTTTAAGATATACCTTTATTACATAATTCTTTATTATCTTTAAAAGGACAATATTTACAACTATTAAGCGAGGGATTTGGTTCATGAGTTATATCTTTGTAAGAACCGTTTGTGTTAAATACACCTTCTATAAAACTTGTTACAGCATTTACTGCTTTATTTACTTTTACTTTACCAGAGGCTGGAGTAAATTCTTGTATTCTGGAGAGTGGGAATGGTGAGTCTTTCCATATTTTACGTTTAACAATAAAGAATTCAATATCAATTTTATCAATTTCAACTCCAAATTGTTTAGCAAAGAAGTATTTATAAAGAATTAATTGGAATTGTTTTGTTTCATCTTTTTTTTCATAGTCACTCCAACCTTTAGTAGATGTTTTGATATCTAAAATTTTAAAGCTATTAGTTGGTTCATGATATAAAACAACATCTAAATAACCTTTATATAAAACATTATTAAATTGAGGTAATGGAGTTAAAATAATAGGTACTTCACAACCTACTAAATACCAACCTCGTTTACCAAAATGCCCACCTCTGTTTTTCTTTACAACTTTAATAATTTCAAGTCCATCTTCAAAAAATTCCTTCATTTGGACAGGGTCACTAAAGTGTACTTTTTTATTTGACTTGTAATCTTTTAAGTATGTTTCTCTAAAACGTTCCTCAAAATAAGCATCTAAATCAATTCGATCAGCAGCAGCACCACTTATCTCGTATATAGTTGTTATATAATGTTGTAAGGTTTCGTGTAATGCCGTCCCGAACGTCATATGAATCGATGCCTCAGACGTGTAGTGACCGTCTTTATACTGTAAAGACCATTTATGTGGACAGTTAGTATACATCGAAAGTTGACTATACGAGATCGATTTTTGAGTCGCATAGTTAACCTCATTAACAGGTTGTTTTTGTATCTGTTTAACTATTAAGGGTATTTTTTTCTTTTTGCTCAAAACTTTTTATTGCTTGTTGTAACTTTTTTATATCTTGATCTCTTAAATATTCTGTAACTGAGTATAGTTCGTTACAGAAATTTTGTTTATTTAATTTTTCTTGGTATGTGTTATCTAATTCACTTTTTCCTCTACTATAATGCATATGCTCTAATAATACGGGTAGAAATACTTTTCTATCGATTATTATTGATACATGAAACATCCATGTGTCTGCAAATCCAAAATCAAAAATTGGAGGGAGGAAATACCCTAAACATTCAACCCAATTTCTATGTAAAGCAGTATGAGAAGCAAATTGAGGACCAAAAAACCCATCATCAGGATAGACTAATACTAATTTGTCTGGATAATTATCAAATGCTTTTATAATAGATAAATCCCAACCTTGGGTTTTATACCTAATATCATCACCCGAATTTAAAAAAATATCGGCTGAGGATATTTGGATTAATTTATTAGGATAATCACTTAATGTCAATCTAGGTCCTATTATTGTTTTAATAGGATCAGTATACCTAGTAGATAATTCTTTAAAATACTCTAAACATTCAGGGATATGGGAATCGTCAACATCAAAATAAAATAATACTTCTACTAAATTAGGTTCTTCAGCCGTTGCAAAAATTGATTCACAAAGTTCTTTTACGTTTTGTGGTCTATTTCTAGTAGGTACTAAAATTGATATTGATTTTTTCATTATCTTCCTTTTAATGTTTGTTTTAGTTTTTCAAGATATAAAATACCATCTTGTAATTCTTGTTGAGCATGTTCAATCCAGTCTAATACTGATAAATCTTGTCTATCAAGAGTATATCCATACTTTTCTTTACCTTGAGTTGCTCTAGAGATAAAACTATCAACAATAGAATCTACTACTGAATCTGTTTTTAAAACTGTTCTAACTTCAGGGTGTTCCCCTTTAAATCCTAAATCGCTGTTTTTTGTCATTTGACTTCTTTTAATAACTTCTTTATTTCCTTTTCGTCAATCCCTGATTTTTCAAGGATTTGTTCTACTCCGGCTTTTTTTAGTAACTCAATGTATTCTTCAGCCTCACCTAATGATACTGTGAAATGATTAGCAATGTGATGTAATAACTGTTCGTTGGTTTTCTTACGTGATCCTTTCACGTATTTGAGGAAGACATTTTTCTTAGGTAACATATGGCAGTAATATTGATAGGTTTTTGCTTTTTCGGGATATGGTATCCTTTGGCCATAATTAGCAACCTCAGTATACTCCTCATACATACTAATAAATCGATGAACCATGTAAGAATTAAACGAGTTTTGCTGGTCTTCGGTAAAAGAAGACCAAGCTAATTTCGTTGTTGTTATCTCTTTAAGCCAATCAAATATTGTCATCTGTTAGTCCATTGACTGGTCTGTTGACTCATCTCCAAATTCGGCTCTTAATTCTTTAGGAAGTAATTCTACTAATACATTTCCTGTTTTTACATCATAAAATACAGGTACTGGAATAACTCCGTCTTCTGATGTACCTGTTACAAAACGAGATACTTTACGTAAAATAACTCCTTCAGCAAATACTTGATTGCCTTCAGGTGATGTGATTGCTCTAGTGTTTTTAATGTCAATATTGACATTCATCTGTGGTTTATTATTCATTGTTTTCTTTTTTATGTTTTTTCCAATCTAAATAAAATCCGGTAGCAACTAATATGTTCATACCGAAAGATGCTATTATTTCTTTAATATCATCATACACATTCATAGTTAAATGAATATGTCCTACTGTCCAAAATGGAATAGATAAATTACTAGCTACCCACATTATGAAAAATAGGACAAATTTTCTCATATAACTCTTTTACTTGAAATTAATGACAATATTCTAGATATCAAAGCCATTGTATTAATTTCTTTATCAATTCTAAAGTTAGAATGATATTGGTACTCTTCAATATAAATTACTACTTCACCTACACTTAATGGAGCATACTTTTCTACATTGTCATACAAGTACCTAAACATATCTTCAAAATCACTTACATTTGAATCAGCAATTATTTGTCTAATGTTATTAAACGATTTAGATGTTGGTTTACATAGTTCCGCGAGCACCTTGTTTTTGTAGCTATTAGACACTAATATACTCTTATCTACAACTACTTCATCACCGTTAACACTCATTTGTAGTGTGTTAAGCATTTTACGAATATCAGGATAATGCTGATTAATAA